TTCTCCCAAACCAAGGTATGTGAGAAGACCAGCTACATCCTTTCCACTCAAATTGGTAAGCGTATTGTCCAGCGGTTGTTTACCTGCCAGCGCATTAAGCATTGTCGTGGCAAAGTTCGGATCATTCCCCAGTGCCGCCGCCAGTTCGTTCAGTGTATCCAGTGCCGCAGGTGCAGAACCCACCATTCCTGCAATCGCCGATTTCACAAAAGCCGTAGTGGCAATCTGTGTATTGTTGACCGACTGCGCCGCAGTAGGTGCTGTTGGCGTTCCGGTGAGTGCCGGACTCGACAGCGGCGCTTTTAGTGCCAGCGCATTGTTAATGGTGGTACTGAATTTCGGGTCATTGTTAATGGCTGCGGCAATTTCTTTCAGTGTGTCCAGCGTGGCTGGCGCACCGTTAATCAGAGCAGTAATAGCGGCCTGAACAAACTCAGTGGTCGCAATCCGCGTGGTGTTATTTCCTGCTGCAGGCGTCGGCGCTTTTGGTTCTCCGGTAAATGTCGGATTATGTTTCTGCGCATACTGGGTATGAGGATCTTGTGCGGCAATGTGGTTTCTCATCTGGTCATCCACATACAGCTTTAATTCCAGGACTTCATCATCCACGTATTTACGGGTTGCCAGCACTACAGCAGGGTCGATTTTCAGGGTGATATTGTCCGTACTGCTGGTAATCAGCACCATGCGCACGGTCTGGGTGCGCCCGCTGCCTTCAGCCAGTTGCGGCTTATAGCTTTCCGGGCAGTTGCCCACGGCAATCAATGCCCCGGACTCATCAAACAGGCCCACTTCACGTATCCACCAACCGCCCTCGTTTTCAGGGATCACCTGTTCAGCAATAATCTGGCTGCTGTTCTGCGGGTCGATATAAAGCATATTCAGCGCAGCCCGGCGTTTCTCATTTACCAGTGCAGTCTGCTTTGCGTCCGGCGTCGGCAATGCTCCGCCGCCATCGCCCACCGCCATATGGGTAATTTTTAGCGGCACACCGAGCGCGGCGGCGCTGGCAAGTTTCGCCGCGCCAATATCCGTCAGCAGGGTATAAAATTTTGTGCTCATGGATTCACTCTCATTGTGTCAATAACATGGACCGCCCCGCCTTCATGCGCGGTGCCGCCGGAAATAATTGTTTCGTTGATATACGGATAGATCGTGATTTCTTCGCCAAGATAGCTGGCGGCTCCCACCCAATGCGGGCCGCTGGTCTGCAGGTTGATGGACATGCCGATCATGTGACGGCTACATGGTTTGGCATCGCTTATCAGTCGCTCAAGTTCCAGATAGGTATCTTCAGTGATGCCCTGGTCCTGCACGCCGATATCCAGACGAAACGTGCCCGGTGCCTCTCCGATCTGCCACCACTCAATAATGCGGATCAGAAAGCCGAACGGCTCCACCACCCGCCGCACGGCACTGGTGGTCCCTTTATGCTGATGAATATAAAAAGCATCCTTCACCACCTGGCGCTTGACGCTTTCTGTCCAGCCCTCGTCCCAGCGATCCACAGAGAACGCCCAGGCGAGATAAGGCAGGAAACTGATCGGACAGGTTGCCGGATTCCACAAGTCACGCAGCGGCACCTGCAGATCAGAAATCCCGCTACAGGTCTGCGCCAGTCGGCGCTCCAGTGAAGTTGAACCCGGTGGCAGCAGACTATTCATCCGTTCCTCCGTTGGTCACGCTCCACTGCGTACATGATGCCGCCTGCGTTTTGTTCAGAACCACATCCGCCAGCGGAGAAGCCAGTTCCACACGTTGAACACCCTCAACATGCAGCGCGGCAAAAATAGCACTACGGCGAATATCCCGACCGAGCCGCGTCTGACTGGCGATGTACCTCTGCAGGCTGACTTTTGCCGCTGCCATTACCGGCTCTGCTTCCGGTCCCGGATAAAGAAAAATGGTGGCTTCCACACGGTACGGGATGATTTCTGCGCTGCGAACCGTCAGACGGTCAGCCACCGGGCGGACATTCTCACTGTTCAGGGCTTTCTCCACCACATCCAGCAAATCTTTTTCTGCTGTTCCGTCGCCTTCACGGCTCAGGACAGTCAGTACCACCTCTGCAGGTGCCGGACTGGTTGCACTGGCATCCGCCACCCGACCGTCGGCGCTTCGGGCATGAAATTCATAAGCGGCAGTTGGCCCCGCAACAGAAAGCCCTTCAAAGGCTGCGGGCACACGCAGGCGTAACGCTTCATCGCTTTCCATCACAGCCGCAACGGGTGGCACAGCGTCATTATCAGCAGGCGTCACCGTCAGGCGTTTCACGTTGTAGTTGGCAGCGAGCTGGTCAAGATCGCCGCCCATCGCGTAAGCCACCATCACCGCCTGCGCGGCTTCGTTAATGCGCTGGCGCAGAAGCAACTCACGGTAAGCGTTCTCCTGCAGCAATTTGGTGACGGGTTCAGATTCCAGTTCCAGCGTGCGGATCACGGCTTCCTGCTCATCTTTCGGATGAAGCGCAACAAATTCGGCCTTGCGTTCGGCAAGCAACGTCTCAAAGTCCGGCACATCGACAATCTGCGGCGCAGGCAACTGCGAAAGGTCAATCACTGCCATTCTCTGCTCCTGTTGATACGGAAAGGGAAACAGGCACACCGTTATTACGCCGCCCGGTCAGTCCCACCACCATTGAACCGTCAAAATTGCTGTTAATGGTGATGGAATCCAGCGTCAGCCGTGGCTCCCAGCGACTCAGCGCCACATACACTGCCGACATGACCTGCAGGCGTAACGCCGGATTTTGTGGCTGGTCTATCAGTGCCGACAGCAGGGAACCATATTCACGGCGAGCAATGCGGCTACCCTGCGGCGTCAGCAGAATGTCCCGCACCGACTGGCGCAGATGGTCAATATCAGTAATGACTTTGCCGCTGGTATTGTTCATCCCGCTATAAAGCGTCATACCGGGCCTCCGGTTGTATCGCCGCCTTTCAGGACGCCAGTATGCTGATGCGCATCAACCACGATCCCGTTAGAACTCATCGCTCCGCCGCCCTGGGTAACGCCACCATTGATCACCACTTCGCTGTTAATGCGCGTGCGGTCAGCCTCCAGTACAAACTCACTGGTTTTCATGGTGATGTTGTCAGCGGCCTCAATGACCATTGATTTGATGCCCCTGACATACCAGCGCCCGGTGGCGGGTTCGTATTCAAACCAGCCACCGTCAGGATGTTCTGTCACGCAGGCGTCCGCCGACGTCGACGGTGGTGCGAACTGTTTCGAATAGACAGCGGGCAGCGCAAAGGCAGTCTCCAGATTGCCGCCCAGACTCAGCAGCACCACCTGCTCACCTTCTGATGGTTTCCACCATGTGCGGGCATTACCCGCGCGCAGCGTCAGCCAGTTAATCCAGTTAGTTTCGAGGTCGCCCGTTTTCACCCGGCAAAGCCAGTTTGTCCTGTCCACTTCGGTGACTACCCCAGTGCGGATCAGGTTGGTGATAAGGCGCATGATTTCGGTTAATTGTGCGTTCATAGGGAAAGGTTGCCATCAGGGGAAGAAAGGCGGCAGTGCTGCAACTTGTATCAGTGCTGATACAAAAATCACCCCGCCAGCCATTGCAGAATCATGTCGCGGGTCATTGCCTCAACATCATCATTTACACCCAGAAGGCGACGCTCTGCGTAACGGACCTCCGGTCCTTTGCGGCTGACGCGATCACGTAAGCCGTAGTGATGAACACGGGCAATGCGCTGTACCTTGCCTTCAAACTGCACGCTGGCAGAGTCGGCACTGGCGGCAGTTTTCAGGTATTTTGTGGTGCGCAGCTTTGTAAACATCTGACGTTTGATGCGCCCCTTCTTGCTGCGTGCTGTGACCCTGCGCGGTTCATAACTGCTGCCATCTGGATTGCGCTGCATCCTGATATTCTGCTGCTGTGTCCGGCGCAGTTCCTGCGCCAGCTGGCGCATCATTCGGCTTCTTGCGGCTGGTTCCAGATTCGCCAGCAAAGCACTCAGCCAGTCGTCCACCTTCTGCAGTTCAGCCACGTTTCACCGTCCACATTTCTTCAGGTTCATCGGGTTCCGCTACCGCTTCAACGCTCGACACACTGCCGTCAGTGCTGACCAGCACACGCTCCGTCAGCTGCAGGTTCAGGCTGATATCACAGACATCGTTGCGCAGAATATCCACCTCAAATGTGAATAGCTTTTCCCGTAACGTCGGGTTATTGATGGCATCAGGCTGGTTATCCCGCAGCCACAGCAAAACCGGGGCCATCAGCAGATTCTGGTCGCCGCTGAAATCTTCAATCACCACGTTCAGGGTGTAGCGGTACTCCCATGACATGGAGCTGGCCCCGGTGGCAACCAGCGAACCGTTATCCACAAACAGATGCAGTTTGTCCGGGTTATTACGGACATAAGGCACTGCTTTATTGAGGGCGTGGCGCAGGGATTGTGGTTTGTTCACTGTTTCGCTCCTGACACGCAATAATCATGTCCACTTTGTCTGCACAGACCGCCCAGGCGGCCTCCGTTTCATCCAGCAATGCGTTCAGATCACCGTTATTGTGTGGCGCTGCCTGATCCAGCTGACACGGCGTCACTCGCGGACAACCACTGACGGTAAGCTGCACCTCCGGTGAGTGCCGGACGTTCCCGCAGCCGGATAATGTCAGCAGGCAAAGGAGTATTAGCCCAGCGGCGTAAATCCTCGTTCTCACGTTTCAGTTCCTCAATCCGATGTTGTCGTTGTCTCAGCAGCGCGCTGGTCTGTTCTGCTTCGGCATAGAGCCGCGCCTGCTCCCGGTTATTGGTTTCAGTCAGAATGGACAGGCTGATAAGCTGGCTGTTGCTCTTTGCCAGTGCCTGACTTTTGCTCCGCAGCTCGTCTGCCTGCGTGCTGATGGTCTGGCTGGCATCAGCCAGCCGCCACGTCTGCCAGCCCAGCGACGCCAGTAATAACGCCAGCACAACCAGCAGCAACCGGTTCATGCTGCTACCTGTTGCGCCATCTGGTTACGAGTGATCCAGAAGGCAATAACGGTCAGCAGATAAAAGACCAGGGTAATGGCCCACCCCGTCCAGGCGAGACTTACGATAATCAGCAATCGCATCACCCAACTGATAAATACGTTTTCTTTTCGGGTAATTGTCTTCAGCAAAGATGCCCTTAACTCCTGCCAGAGCGGGCCATTCTTAATTAACGCAGCCAGTGCTACCGGAATTACCGCCCATGTCAGCAAACAGGCTACCCAAACGCCGGACGCTGCCAGTACCGGAAAAATCCCCTGCGGATACACCATTGCTGCGATTAACAGCGCCATCCATAACATCAGAAACAGTCCGCTGATTAATTTCTTTTTCATTTCAGTTTGCTCCCTGTAAACACCAGGCCATCTCCCGCGCACGGCGGTTATCCAGCCCCTGATTAAACACACCTTTTACATAAACCCAGCGCGGCAACTGTCGGCACGCATCCGCCCAGCGCCGCTGATTGAGCAATTTCACCAGCGTGGAACTGCAGGCATTGCCTGTCCCCACGTTGAAGGCAAATGACACCACCGCGTCATACACTTTCTGCGGTGGCGGTTGCTTCACACACCTTTCCAGTGCCCGCTCCACACGCAGCACGTTGGAGATCAGCCCTTCCGCGGCCTGTCGTTCCGTAATGGTTTTGCCTGGAATGACGCCAGATGTATTACCAATGCCGTCGGTCCAGACACCCGCGCTGCACTGATACGGCTGCAGACGACAGCCTTCGTAATCGGCAATCAGTTTCAGCCCCTCCACGGAGGTGTGAAGCTGCTGAAAACCCGGTAGCGCGGCAGCAATAGCCAGCACGGCCCCGACAAGGCAGCGTTTAACGATTGATGGATTCATAGTCCTCCCGCGAGATCTGCCCGTCGCGCAGAAGCTGGTAGGCTTTGTGTTTGTAGTACCAGTTGATAGCCAGCATCAGCACACCAATCATCAGGCCGCCCAGCGTTGAGGCATCCTTGATGGACAAATCGCCCAGCCAGGCCAGCACGACGGCGATGCAATACGTGATAAAGGCGCTGATTCGCTCAAGCGTCATAATTCAGTCCCATAGCTGGACGGTCTGCACGGTGGTGGTGGTCGGTATGTCCGGCAGCTCCACCTGCAGCCCGTGAGGTAAAAAGGGGCCGTATTCGGCAAGCCCCGGATTTGCCTTCAGTACCTGCTCCGTGACACCCTGCGTGCGCCCGTAATGACGCCAGCAAAGCGCGTCCACCGTGTCATACTGATGCGCACGCACTTTCATCAGATAAGCTCCACTGTGCAGTGCGGCGCATCCTGCACCCGGCTGATGGCCCAGCGGGCGTCACGCCACAAATCACCGCTGGCTTCTACCAGTTCCTCGCCCCGCTTCACACCGGATGCTGTGGCGTCATAGTCCTGATAACGCTCGTTGAGCATGGCGCGTGCCCAGCAGTAAACCGCGTTGAAATAGTGATGAATGCGCTCACTTTTGCCGTCCAGCTGTTCCGCCGGAACCTCTGCCAGCGAGGCATATCCCAGCATCTGCTGACGTCTGCGAAACTCATACAGCTCTGCGTTGACCTCCGAAATTGCCGACAGCGCAACCTGCTTTAAACGCGGCTGCGTCACCGTGCCGTCAGTGCGCATGACACAGCGAAACTCCGACAGGTCCACATCAGGCCAGAACGGCGTATTTCTGATGATTTCCGCCTGTTCCGGTGCCTGTTCTGGCGCAACAAACTTCATGCTGCTTTCTCCTGAAATAGAGGGCGGTGGACGGGGTTTTGATGTGGCAGTGCCTTTCGCCACCCCGTGCCGCCCGTGCGCGGGGGCACGTTCTGTCAGCGGCTGTCATTGCGCAGTCTGCGCTCCAGCTGCTGTTTGTCTTTTTTCACGCCACAGCGGGGATCGAGCTGTAACGCCTGGTTGAGATGATTAAGGGCGGAAGCCGGATTGCTTTCACTCAGGACAGCGCCAATCGCTTTATGCAGACGCGCCCGTGACTGGTCCGGCATATCCAGACCGTCTGTCAGCTCCAGCGTCTGCAGCAACAGATCGGCATCAAACCCGGTAGTGGCAAGCATTGCGCTCTGTGCCGCGTCTGCCATTTCCTCTGCCAGCACGGTCTGCACATTGCGGTTACCCAGCGGCATCACCCAGCCATGACGCAGGGCATGACGCCCGATCTCCAGCGCCCCGGCATAATCTCCGGCATCAATGCGCCACAGCATCACGTACATCAGCACGTCATCCTGTTGAGCGCCTCCGGCAGCCAGGACTCCCTCCGCCCAGGCGGCATATTTCGGCAGCAGCTCCACCTTGATTTCCGCTTTTTTGACCGTGGACTGAACGCCCTTGAGACGGCGGCGGTCTTCCGCCAGTTGCAGCAGCATCAGGTCATAGCCCGATGCGTGGCGAACACTGCCGCCCTCGCGGGCGGCCTGTTCAGCCTGAACGCGCAGGCGATGCTGCCGTGCGGGACTCAGGCTCATGGATTACGCTCCGGTTTCGGCTGCGGCGGCGCTGAAATCACCAATCTGGATGTTTTCCACCAGTGCGGCGCAGCGGTAGTCCTCAACCACATAGGCTTCATTAACGGATTCAAAGTTTTCAATCCGGTCACGTTTCGGGTTGTCGATAACTGAACGGCGGCGGGTGTCTTCCTGCCAGTAGATGGACAGGTTATCCAGACGGGTGATCAGCAGTGCATTCGGCGGGAAGAACGGCGCACGCACCGCCTGCAGGCCACCCATGCGTTTCTGACTGATGATCATATCGGCAGCGAGTTTTTCACTGTTTTCCTGCTCTTTGTTGACCAGCGGGAAATACTTGTCAGACAGCAGTTCACGGCCGCAAATCACTACCAGATCGTCATCGTCCTGGTAGACCACGTCGATAAGCTCATTAACGGCATCCATCACCACGGCGTCCAGGTTGGCATATTCGCCACCTTTACCGACTTTCACCGCGCCCGGTGTGGTTTCACCGCCCGTGGTGGTGCTGCCCATGACGTGATCCGGTGCATCCTCACGGATTTTCTGCAGCCAGCCTTTGTTTACATCCTGCAGCAGCGGGTTTTCACTACGGTTGGAGGTTTTCGCACGCTTCACGCCGTTAAAGCCGATCATGATGCGGTCCAGTGCCTGACGTTTCACGATGGCGTCACGGATACGCACCTGGAAATCCTGAAACTTCGCCCACAGGTCCAGCTTCGCGTAGGTCAGCACCGTGTCAAAGTTGGTCTGCTCGCATTTATATTCCACATCGACCATCAGCGTCGGATCGACAGGTTCACGCTCTTTCGCGGTGGTGTCAGTGGTTCCGGCAATGGTGCTGCCAACACCCAGCCCCAGCAGCTGACCGGACTGCTCAGTCACTGGCGTGACGTTAATCAGCGTCAGGAAAGCGGCGGACTGCTGGATCTGGTCTTCCAGCGTCTGCTGCACAGACGGCTCCACAGTGAATTTGCTGGACAGTTCTTCAACTGCCACACCATTCAGACGCGCCAGCTGCTGCAGGTAAGCGTTAAAAGCAAAGCGGGTATTCTTCTTCATCGGGTTTTGTGCTCCATCAGCAATTGGTCAGAGTGTCAGCGGGGGCGTTACCGCCTGTTGCACGCTGGCGGTAGTCCTGGCGGCTGTCTTCATGACTCAGCTTGTCCACCAGTTCGTTAAAGGCGGTCTGCTGTGCCTGCAGGGCAGTCTCCAGCTCAGACAGACGTTCTTCCTGCTCAGACAGGGATTTTTCGGTGTGTGCGCTCAGGTTCTGCTGCTCAGTGGCGACCAGCTCCACGGCCTTATGCACATCAGAGAACCGGGCGTCATCGGACTGCTCTTTTTTGGTAAACAGCGCCGTGACGCGGGCAAACAGGGACGGTTTGTCGTCCTGGATTTCTTCCAGTTCGATCACCGTTTCCTCTGCAGCTGTAAAAAGATTGGCGGGATTCTGCTTGCGGTTTGCCAGCGGGTTATGAGCTGCACTGGCGCTGAATGTCAGCATTTCAGTGCCCAGACTGGCAGGGTCATCAGTGGCAGCCAGGCCGACCAGATAGGCTTTGCCCGTATCAGCGAACTTCGGGCTGACTTCCATAGAGGTGAATAATTTCTGGCCTTTTTTCACCAGCTCCACCAGGGATTCCGTTGGCTCAACGTCGGCATACAGCGCCATCTTGCCTGCCAGCGGACCTTCCGTGATTTCTTCGGCAAACAGCGCCGTCACCTTGCCGTAACGGTTAAAGGTGCTGTCCGGCAGATAAGACTTGATGTGCTCAAGGTTAATCAGCGCGGTATACACCGCCGGGTTGTAGCTGGCTGCCATCTGTTCCAGCCATTCACGCTGGATTTCGCGTCCGTCGGTGGTGGCACCTTCCACCCCGATGCGAAAACGCTTTGCTTTCATTGTCATGAGCCGTGCTCCGTTAGAAAAAACTTACTGGAGCCTTATGGTTGCGGTGATGGGGGCAGTGAAACAATGCGCGGTATTTGTACCGACAACCACACAAACCGCAGGCGGGGAAAGCCTTCATTCAAGGCTGTAGGTTTGTGCCATGAACACCACACTGACACCCGCAGATCTCGATCCCCGTCGGCAGGCCATGCTGCTGTACTTTCAGGGATACCGCGTAGCCCGCATTGCTGAAATGCTGGGCGAGAAAGTTGCAACCGTTCACAGCTGGAAAAAACGCGACAAGTGGGGTGACTATGGGCCGCTGGATCAGATGCAGCTCACCACCGCCGCACGCTACTGCCAGCTCATTATGAAGGAGCACAAAGAAGGGAAAGATTTCAAAGAGATTGACCTGCTGGCGCGCCAGTCGGAACGCCACGCGCGGATCGGCAAGTTTAACAATGGCGGCAACGAAGCCGACTTAAACCCAAACGTCGCCAACCGCAACAAAGGCCCGCGCCGTCAGCCGGAAAAGAATGTTTTCACCGATGAACAGATTGAGAAGCTGGAAGAAATCTTCCATTCCTCCATGTTCAACTACCAGCGCCACTGGTGGGAAGCCGGAAAAACCAACCGCATCCGCAACCTGCTGAAGTCACGCCAGATCGGCGCGACCTTTTACTTTGCCCGTGAAGCCCTGATTGACGCCCTGCTAACCGGACGTAACCAGATTTTCCTTTCCGCCAGCAAGGCACAGGCCCACGTCTTTAAGCAGTACATCATCGACTTCGCCAAAGAAGTGGAAGTGGAGCTGAAAGGCGATCCGATGGTGCTTCCCAACGGGGCCACGCTTTACTTCCTCGGCACCAATGCCCGCACGGCCCAGAGTTACCACGGCAACCTGTATCTGGATGAATATTTCTGGATACCGAAATTCCAGGAGCTGCGCAAAGTGGCTTCCGGTATGGCTATTCACAAAAAATGGCGACAGACCTATTTTTCCACGCCATCCAGTCTGACACACAGTGCTTATCCGTTCTGGTCCGGTGCGCTGTTCAACCGTGGGCGCAACAAAGCCGATAAGGTGGACATCGACCTGTCCCACAGCAATCTGGCCCCCGGCCTGCTGTGCGCAGACGGGCAATACCGCCAGATAGTCACCGTGGAAGATGCGGTGCGCGGCGGCTGCAACCTGTTCGACCTTGACCAGTTGCGCATGGAGTACAGCCCGGACGAATACCAGAACCTGCTGATGTGCGAGTTCGTGGACGATCTCGCGTCCGTGTTCCCGCTCAGCGAGCTGCAGGCGTGCATGGTGGACAGCTGGGAAGTCTGGACCGACTTTCATGCACTGGCACTGCGCCCATTTGGCTGGCGCGAAGTGTGGATCGGTTATGACCCGGCGAAAGGTACGCAGAACGGCGACAGTGCCGGATGCGTGGTGGTGGCACCGCCAGCCGTGCCGGGCGGCAAGTTCCGCATTCTTGAGCGTCACCAGTGGCGCGGGATGGACTTTCGCGCCCAGGCTGACGCCATCAAAAAACTGACCGAACAGTACAACGTGACCTATATCGGCATCGACTCAACCGGCGTTGGTCACGGGGTTTACGAGAACGTGAAAGCGTTTTTTCCTGCCGTCCGGGAGTTTGTCTACAACCCCAACGTTAAAAACGCCCTGGTACTCAAGGCATACGACATTATCAGCCACCGCCGTCTGGAGTTTGACGCCGGGCACACCGACATTGCGCAGTCATTCATGGCAATCCGTCGCGCCACCACCGCCAGTGGCAACCGCCCGACCTATGAAGCCAGCCGCAGCGAAGAAGCCAGCCACGCCGATCTGGCCTGGGCAACGATGCACGCACTGTTTAATGAACCGCTGCAGGGCGAGTCCGCCAATACAAGCAATATTGTGGAGATTTTTTGATGGGAAAGAGTAAGAAAAACCGCGCTGCGGCGATGAATCACATCCAGCATAAAAGCCAGACTTCAGCCGAAGCATTCAGCTTCGGCGATCCCGTTCCTGTTCTGGACCGCCGAGAATTACTGGACTATGTGGAATGCGTACAGATGGACCGTTGGTATGAGCCGCCCGTCAGCTTTGACGGACTGGCGCGCACCTTCCGCGCCGCCGTGCATCACAGTTCCCCGATTGCAGTAAAGTGCAACATTCTGACCAGTACCTATATCCCTCATCCGCTGCTCAGCCAGCAGGCTTTTTCGCGTTTTGTGCAGGACTATCTGGTATTTGGTAACGCCTACCTGGAGAAACGCACGAACCGCTTCGGTGAAGTTATCGCCCTTGAGCCTGCTCTGGCAAAATACACCCGACGCGGGTTAGACCTGGATACCTACTGGTTTGTGCAATACGGTATGACAACCCAGCCGTATCAGTTCACGAAAGGCAGCATTTTTCATCTGATGGAACCGGACATTAACCAGGAGATCTACGGCCTGCCCGGCTATCTTTCTGCCATTCCGTCCGCCCTGCTCAATGAGTCTGCCACGCTGTTCCGTCGAAAGTATTACATTAACGGCAGTCATGCTGGCTTCATCATGTACATGACCGACGCTGCGCAGAACCAGGAGGACGTGAACAACCTCCGCAACGCGATGAAAAGCGCCAAAGGTCCAGGCAACTTCCGCAACCTGTTTATGTACTCGCCTAACGGCAAAAAGGACGGCCTTCAGATCATCCCTTTGTCAGAAGTTGCGGCGAAGGATGAGTTTCTGAATATCAAAAATGTCAGCCGCGATGACATGATGGCAGCACATCGCGTTCCGCCACAGATGATGGGGATAATGCCTAATAATGTTGGGGGTTTTGGGGATGTGGAGAAGGCAAGCCGTGTCTTTGTACGTAATGAGTTAACGCCTCTACAACAAAGAATTAAAGAACTAAACGAATGGATAGGCGACCATGTCATGCAATTTATGAAATATACATTTGACGATATAAACTAATTTTAAAAATAGGGTGCCATCATTTAAGCAATGGCACCCTCTACATTTTAAAATTTAGCAAGCTCCATATAAGAAATAGCATCATTAAAGACCGACACATGTTCTTCAGGAATTATTGCCGAGGCTCCACTAGTTAGTTCAAAGCTAAATTTAGAGTCATGATATAGCCCCCCAACTTTTATTTTATCGAGTTTAAAATCATTATCCAAAACAAATTTTTTCAAATCATTTAGAGCATCTCCACTAGAATTCAGCTCTAAACACGCCCTTGTTTTATCAGTAACAGGAACATTTGAAACTTTCACCTTTGAGATGGCGAAGACTTTGACTCCAAACTCCTCCCTAATTATTTTCATAAAAGCCTTGAGATCTACCGTCAAGTTTCCATAGGCAACATTTACCCCTTCACCTTTTGACAAGAAATCAATAAAAGACTTAACTGTCTTTGGAGGATTATAAAAAGTCAACAAACATAATTTATTACTTAATGTTTGGATAGAAAAACCAATCTGTTCAAAAACAATCCTTTCGAACTCTAAAATATCACCAAATGGATCAGAAACTGGCTCCAACATTATAGTTTTTTTATTAAAAGTCGCAGATATTCCATTGTGAATAGTTTCAAACTTAGTAAAACCAGCACCAATAGCATCAGAATAAGGGGTGTTTTTGATAAAATCAAAGATCGCTTCAGAACTGGTTCTGATCTTTAATCTCATCCACTTTAATCTTAACTGTGACATATCCACTCCTTATGATGAATTAGCTAATTTCCATTATAATAGAATAAGCTCTATTTTCAATTAATTTATTAAATCTATCGGTTTCTCTAGCTGAAAGCTTTTGAGGTTTACTGAAATATTGACCGTTAGACTTATATTTTTTCACTCCTTTTACTAAATATGAAAAATTAGTACAGTTTAGTGGATCTCCGAATTGAGCTTCGAGTTCATAAATATCTGGGTCTGCTAGTTTCTCTTTAACCTTCCATTTTATTTTCCAGATATAAAAGCCCCTATCATAAAGATCACTAAGTTCATCAGATTTAAGAACTCCCTCTCCTTTCAGAGATGCTTTTGACACATGAACTCCAGTTTCAGTATTTCCCTCTTCTGCTTCTATTGTTTCAGGTTTTGGATGATATACATAAGCATCCGTAACATCGTCTAATTCATATCCATCTAGGCTACGGATTAATTTATCGAAAAACAGTGTCCTAACATCTGCGGAGCTATTATGAGCAAGAGTAATTTCGTTTAATTTTAAATCAAGATTACTGTCATTATCTTGTTCACTCTGAATCGAAATTATATGCCCGAGGAGGAGATCTTCATAATCTTTGAGATTCTCGTTATCGGGACGACGGATGCTATAACCTTTATCAATAGGCTCGATTTCAATTAAAGCTTCTTTATTTACAGCCTGCTTAAAATCGCTTTTACTATAATTGGTCGATAGATATCTTATATCTATAAGAACTCGAGAACCATCAATAATAATTTTACAATAATCATCCTGAGCAGTTATTTCTTTTTTTAACTTCTCTGCTGCCACTATGATATCGTCCTTAGTGACACTGGATTCAATTCTTACACATGTATTTTTTTCAGCTCTTGTCTGACCTCCGAGTAATGTTGCTATCTTCTGATGTTCATAATAATCATGAGTCATCCGAGAGTAGTTTTTGGCTAGATCTTTTCTAGGGGTTTTTTTACAAATAATAGTACCTCTTTCCAAGAAAAGATCCTGTATTTCATTTAATGTAATCTGCTTTTGATTCAAAGCATCACATAAAGCCTTGTCAGTTACACTATGAATATTTTTCATTTCGGCTCCCAAGAAATAACCTCAGAAGAAAAGAATTCTTTTACAGTAGAGACAACTTTGACATCCAGATCTTCAAGTCTCTTTTTAGCCTCTTCATCCAGTCCATACTCATGAACATACTTTTCGATCCCACGCTGAAAATGCGACATAACTCTATTATCTTTCTCACGATACGCCAATCTTATTCTAATTTTATTTATACCATCTAAAATTTGATAATTAGAAAGCAAGTCTAGCAAATAAAAGAATTCATTATCGCTATTACCTTTTCTATTGTAATATATAACAAATCCCTCTGGATAAACCATTTCCTCAATACCTTTAGCCCTATTGAATTTATAAACAGGACCATGTTTAATAATCATAAATGGTGATAACAAAACTTCAATAGTTGCAGGAAGGTATTTTTCAGTTACAGCAACCTTATGGAAAATAAGTTGAGGATAATAGAATCCATAATCCTCATCTGGAAATTCTTTTTTTGCAATTAAGTCATTCATATCATTCGTTACTGCCAACATATAATTAATAAGAAATGGATCAATTATATGAATTTGCTGACCAGCACATAACGGAATCTTTTCTAAGTTTACAGCCTTATCTCTCCTTCCTTTAGTAGGTTTAGGAGGATTAAAGAAATCATAAAAATCATGTTGCAATTGATTATCATGATTAAAAACAAATAATAAACCTCGAACTTCGAAATCAATTTGAGAAAAGTTATATTTTTCTGACCATTCCTGGCTATATCGAGCACAATCAATTGTTTTTGCTAAAGACTCTAATGCAGACTCTATCTTTGTTGCATTAATAGAACCAGCCTTATAACTTTTCAAATCAGTATTTAAATAAATAATTTTATTTAAATATGGATCTTTATAACTAAATACCACATCCACTGGGTGTGTGTGCTTTTGTTTTTTACCTTCAGGCTTATGTTTTGTTTCATTATCACAAGAGAAATCTTGGTCACAGGGGCCATGCTGTTGCCACTTAAAACGACTCATAAGATCGTTAGAAATGCGTTTTGCTAAGTCTTCAATAGGGCCATTCTCTGCCATTTCATTTCCTTACTTTTGCAGACAAATCTCATTGAAAGATAAAGGTAAGCTTTTTGGGTTGCAAGAACTTTGGACTTGATGTGAGAAGCTTAACGCGCGCTCGTATCCCCGCCACGCCTGCCCGCTTTATGTAGTGGTTTTCATGCACCTGCATGCTCTACGCAAAAGCCCGCCAGTTCTGGTGGGCCTTAGCAATAACGATCCTCAAACGATCATGCAATCTCATGCAGTATAGGCATGCACAACAACTTACCTTAAGAAAAAACATCTGATATGCCCAACTGTTTCGTCTCTTTTCCAGTAGCTTGCTATGGCTTATCTTTAATGCAACTGTAATCGTGTATGAAGATACAATCCCTACCAATCATAAAAATGAGGAACACAAAGAATGACTGTGCACAAGCTCTCTGGTGCGTTTTTCCACGATATGCAGGTTGAGTGGCCCTGCCCTAACTGCAATCAGAAAACCCTACAGATCATTAAAGAAAGTTTCGTCTCGTATGACACACATGATACCCGAAAATTCCGCAGTGAAGATTGGTTTGAACCAGAAATGGATTCATCTATTTTCAGTTGCATGGCCCGCTGTTCAAGAATGCAATGTGGTGAAGTTGTGGCCTGTACTGGTAAGAGTGGTTGGGAACAAGGTTGGGATGAAGAAAGAAATGATATTGAGTACTATCAATGGCACAGACCTTTCACCTTTTACCCATCACTGCATCCTTTCGAAATACCTGAAAAATGCCCAGAAGAAATTACCGAACCGCTTGAAGCCTCATTTTCCATTTTCCTAATACAGCCTGGCGCAGCAGCAAACCTAATTCGCATTTCAGTTGAAAGAATGCTAACCGCTATGGATGTAGCTGAACGTAATGATAATGGCAAACGCATAACTCTACACCACCGTTTAGGGATGCTACCTGAATTATACGGATCGTTTTCAAGACCTCTTATGGCAATTAAATTTTTAGGAAATGCCGGAAGCCATACCTACGATGAAGTAAAAGTCAAAGACATTGAGGATGCTTTTGAGATTATGGAGTACGTCGTCAATGACTTGTTCTCCGGTCGCAAAGAATCTGTCGAAGTATTGACGAAACGATTAAGTGAAAAATTCAAAGAAAACTGATCAAGATACAGGTGGTTCACTTTTACGGGCAAAATAACCGCTTTACTTTTGAACCACCTAACACCTCGCTACAATCGTTGTTCAGCCTTGCAGATGGTAAAAGCTAGTTTTATCATCCGCAACGTTCTCTAATGCAGCCAGCTGTCGTCTTCCCACACCTTCTGCATAATTTTCATCACTTGTTTTCTTTCTTCGTCCAGTTGCAGTCCGGTCAGTTCCACACCGTTAGAGCTACCTTTGCGGATACGAATTACCGTTTTTGGATACAGGGGGCGCAGATTGCGGTAAAGCTCGGATTCAAGGGCATCCAGGATAGACTGGCTAATCTTCTGCTCTTTATCGATCATTATTTCAATGCGCATAAAAGTCACCTCAACTGATGACATCCATTGAGCGGTTGTATTCGTGGGTTCTGATTTTTGCCATGAGTTCATCTGTTAGTTCAGAAACCCACTGCAAAGCCAGCCCCTTCTCTTCATCACTACACTCACTAGCCGCTACAAGCTTAAGAAAAAAATCAATGCGCTGGAGCTTCAAAGACTCCAAAAAATAGTCCTGCATTTTTCCTCCTATGACACCACAAGCAATACTGTATGCATAACCACTGTTTATATTTACAGTATATAATAATCTTACTGATGTAAAACGTTTTTTTACGTTCATCAGCCTGATATGCCTGGTATTATTAAGAGCACGAATTGTTAATCAGCGTAATTAATACATGTTCCGCCATTTATCATCCTCCTGCAGACGCTGGTTCCGATAGAAGATACGCAGGCCTGCTCCTGACGGAATACTGCCACCGCGAAGGAGCAACTCGACCTCTTTCTCGCTGCCATCAAATCCTCTGGACTTCAGTTCATAGACAAGCTGCTGTCGCTGATGGTCTGTAATTCGCTGTTTGTAGTCTTTACGCCGTTTCGGTTTCACCAGGCGTAACCTTGCTGCCAGTTCCCGGCGATCTTTTTTGCTCATACTGTGCAGATAATCGTGCAACTCCTTGTCATCCATGCAGGTAATGTCCGTTCTGGTGTCCCCATCAGCTGATTTATCTTTCTCCTGCTGGTTCAAATTTTCAGCAAGGGGACAGTTATTGCCACGAGTCCAAGGGGCGCAAGCGCCCTGGTCGGCTGCCGCCTCCTGAACGTCAACGGCCTTACGAACCATTTTCCACTTCACCGCATGAGTGCAGATCTTGCCCTCTGCAATGGGTGACCAGATGCCATAAATACGAATACCGTGATCGCCATATGCGGTCGGTTCTTCGTTGATTTCATAAGCAGTTCTGATGAGGTGATATTTGCGGGGAACCAGTACGCCGCCCTGCTTCATGATGTAGGTGGCAAAACAACCAGCATCAGCAGCAGCCAGGATTGCATCAAGGCGCGGGTTATCCAGTACCGGCGCACCTGCTTTTTTGTCCCCCTGTTGCCTTGCCGCCTGACCAGCCAGCAATCGCAGTTCACGGTAAGCCTGACGCCCCGGAATGCCAAAGAAGCGGAATTGCTGAACACGATGCAGAGACGCCCAGGCATTAACGTATTCAGCGTTATCACGCAGGGATTTACCCGTTTCCTTGCTGATCTCGCCAGCCAGACCACGCCCGTCAATGTTCTTACTGATGTATTTCGCGATGTAGCTTGTTGGCGTACCTTTGCGCGGGTTTATCAGCTCAGACTTAAAGCGTGGTCCCGTGTTATTACCCAGCTCCTCGCGGTCTTCACGAATGGCAAACTTACGCAACAAAGCAGTAATGGCGCGGCGATCTTTTTTGCGCATAAAACACAACAGGTGCCAGTGAACTGTACCGTCATGATGCGGCTCAGCCACCCGCACGCCATACCAGCGCAATCCGGCTTTGTGCATCGCCTTACGAAATGCAGCAAACATGCCGACCAGATAATCACTGCTTTGTCTTACCGTCGTATTTGTCCAGGTCGGGTTGGGCCTGCCGTTATTTAGCGTGGAATGGAAACGTGACGGACAGGTGATGGTGTAGAAAACGGCGCAGTCACCACGCATTTCCGCGATAAGCTCCAGACCTTTAACACAGGCCATCATCTCATTGCGGCGATGCGCAGGGTTGCTGCTGCTGGCGTTTACCACATCCTCCATGTCCAGCGTGTCGCCGTCTTCGTTCACCAGTTCATGAGAACGGAAAAACTCCAGCGACTTACGGCGCTGCTCACGTTTATGCATCACGGCTTCATAGCTGACATAGGGAGATGCTTTTTTGCTGACCAGGCAAACAGCACGCAACTGCTCTTCCCGCCATTCGCAACGCATCTTCCATAATTTCCGGTACCACCAGTCGGCGCACAACATACGCGCCAGCGAACCCGGAATGAGTTCATAAGGCACGGGTTTACGGCGGTTTCTTTTCCGGCGGAGTTGCTCAAACGCAGGCGGTATGACATCCAGTCGCAGGGTTTCTGCTGCCACCTTTTCCCATGTCTTGCGGATTTCTTCAGGCTTAACGTCATCGGTGGCATACAAATCGCCACAAGCTGCATCAAGGCACATGCTCATATGCGCAGCAACAAGGGTGGACAGGCGTTTCACCTGATCCTGACTCATTTCAGGCAGAATCAGCAGGCCGTCCAGCCCTTCATGGCTTGCCATAAAGCGAAAAGAAGTGGATAGCTGACTGTCGCGTACATGCTCCAGCCGTTCCAGACATGGCTTAATCGTCTCACGCAAATAGCGGGAATAAGCCTTTGGCCTGCCAAGGCTGCTGAAGTATTCAATACGTTGCATCAGCGGCTTGCTGATATGGGAAGGCTGGGCATTGACGTCCGCCAGAATGACCATATCTGGATTAAAACGCTGCTGCTCATGCGCCAGCTTTGCCCGACTAATGAGCTTATCCTGCTCCATTTCGCGCTGGACAGGATCACGGGATTCATTAAAGAAATAACGCTCCCAGACCTGATCACTCAGTGCCTCGCGGCGCAGCTGTTCCTGCTCGTTATCGGCAGCGTACAGAGTGATCAGGTTTGAAAGCGCAGAAACCGGCGCAACTTCCGCCGGGTCCAGATAAGGGTTAATGGCCTTTTTCGGGCTGTTCCATGAGAACGATGCGGCAGCCTCGTTAAAGCCGCAGCAGTTGTTCATATCGGCATGGCTCATGCACGTACTCCGTACACGGCAGAACTATCCACGCCACGCGAATAATCAAATCCCACCCAGCAGCGCGGCCCGGAAACAGCAATGATTTCTGTTGCTGATTTACCCTCGCCAGCTGCCACACCGATGCTGCGTTTTGCCTTGATGTAGTGGTGAGTAAAATTGCGATACAGCGAACGGATCAGGGATGTGTCACTGTTAGAAACAATGACCGGATGTCCTTCTGATGACCGATGTTCAAGAACAGATGCCAGGTGATACTGGTCATCTTCAGTGAAACCATCAGTGTGATAGCCGGAAAACTTACCGTCATACGGCGGATCGCAATACACCACATCCCCCGCCTTCAACATCGCCAGCGTTTCATCAAAGCTGGCGCAGATAAACGTTGCTCGCAGGGCCTTTTCTGCAAATGCGCGAATTTCTTTTTCAGGGAAATACGGATTTTTATAATTACCGTAGGGAATGTTGAAATGCCCGCTCTTGTTATAGCGACATAAACCACGGTAACCGTGACGATTGAGATACAGGAAATATACCGCTTTCATGAAATCAGTAATTTCAGTGGAGTAATTAAACTCCTGCCTTATGTTGTAATAAGCCACCTCCCTGTTTGCGATCTCAAATAAAACTCTGGCGCGAGATATAAACGATTCACAATCAGCAGCAACCTTTTTATAGAGGTTGATTAAATCAGGATTAATATCCGCAACCAGATAGCTGGGGTAATCCGTCTCCATCATCACAGCACAGGAACCCGCGAAAGGTTCAACCAGTCGCGGGCCAGCAGGAAGGTGTTTTTTCAGTTCGGACATAATGGCGGTTTTATTTCCCGCCCATTTCAGGATGGTGCTCATACAGCACCTCCGTTGTAATGTTTGCCTTTCAGCTCTGCGATTTCCTGACAGGTAATGCAAAGCTGCACCCCCGGAATGGCACGGCGGCGTGCTGGCGGAATTGGCGCTTCACACTCAACGCAAAGCACGCGGGACACGCCCGGCGTTTTGGCACGGGCAGCACGGATATGACGTTGGCGTTCTTCTTCAACTCGCTGCTGTACGAGATCCATTGCATCAGTCATCAGTGGATCTCCTGCGCTTCGTTCTGGATTGCTTCAGCAGTCACACGCAGCAGTTCTGCCGCTTCGACGTGGTTTAGTTGGCGGGATGTGATATGACACGCCAGGTTATCAAGGCGAGCTGCCATTGCTTCAGCCCTTGCCCGGCGTTCTTCCAGACGAGCCTCTGTCAGTAAAATATTAAGCCCTGCATCATCCGGTCCGGTTTTAGTCGTGAGGGTTTCAATATTACGCATAATCAATTCTCCTGAATTTAGATAAAGGGATGCCCGGCAGGTTTACGCCATTAATTTCATTAGTTGGTTAATTCGGCATGGTTAGCCGTCTGGGAAATAAGCTCACCACTGCACGAAAATGATTCATTGCTTTAATCAGCTCCCGCTTTTCGTCAGTGGTCAGCTCATTAATGCTGATGCTATGACGTTCAGCTGGAATTTTTGCCATAAAGAATATGGCAGCCAGTGCCCGTTTATTTTGTTCATTATTGATATCCCGTGGATCACGCATATCTTTAATAAACCGCTCAAGCTCTGACTCAATATTCATGCCAAAAACTTTCGCCCTTAACTCCGCAATGTGATTAAGTCCATTCAGGCGTTCACCGGGGCTTAATGGAACAGTTGCTGCAGCGCCATTAATTGCCATACTTCATATCCCCCAAACGCAGCTATCGTTCTTTGTTCTTACGGTAACGCTCAAGAGGAGATACATTTTTTCGTATCGTCTCTTTAACCTGCTCTCCCCGTAAAAACGTCCCATCCTTTAACGTGAAAAAGTAACTGCCATCGCCCGACAATGACGGATAGCAACAGAGCAAATCATCTTCAGGTACTGAATAACTCTCCCCTCTGTAACGAAACTGATAAACCACTTCACTTTCTGCCGCATACATTTGGACTTTCTCCGTTTCCTCGTGGTCAATTCAGACAGCAATTCATCTTGTGAATGACATGGATGCCAGCGTTTTCCATCCTCACCCGTGATCCAGCCGTGACCGTAGTGCATTGCCGGACTTTGTTTTACCAGCAGCGACGCAAATGATGGTTCTTTCGTCAGCATAAGCACCTCACAGCAAACCGAATGAAGCACCGAGGCCAGTCACGGTATCAACTGCACTCGCCATCGCAGGATTAGCCTGTAAACGGGCCTGCAATGAAACAGCCGCCAGCGCCATCAGTCGTGTTACAGAGTTAATGCTGCTGATAGCATCACGACGACCTGCACTGGTTTTTACATCGCCAGATACCGCACCTGCAGCAACACGCCCGATCTCTGCGGTTGCACTCATGACGTAATGTGGCAGTTTCTCTTTTGCTACCTCATTAATCGGTACACATGGCAGACAATGAATCTGTGCCAGAAAACCATCTACCAACGTTGAATCTTCAGTCAGATCGGTAAGCAGCCAGATTTCTGGTGCGGTTAATAAATGAGGTTGAGCTGGGTTCAGCTTGTTCCGCAGAATCTGCACATTCATGCCCGCACGTTCTGCCAGTTGCACCAGATTGTGGCGCAGTGCGAATGCACGACAGGCTTCATCAAAATGTGGATGTTTGGAAACTTGGTAATCAAACATGGTTTTCAACTCCGAACTTATCGCAAAATCGAACTCAGCGTCTTATTGCGAAAATAGACGTCTATTAAGCAGACAAAGCATCAACAGTCAGAGCAGCCAGGTTAATCATTACCTTTTCACGTTTTTTGTCTTTACGAAGACGATGACGAGGTAGTCGGCCATCAGCCAACATGTCGTTAATCGTATCAATAGAAAGGCCAGTCAGTTCGCTATAACGTTCGATTGTGACATGTGGTGTATTCAGAGTAATTGAAATGTTAGGTGTCATAAGGCAACATTCCTTCTAGATATGGCTTGTGGCGAGCCGTTGTTTGTCGTGATTAGTAGTGAAGGCTCCAAAAGAACACTTCTGGTTCAACTTTAAGATCGCTTTTGGAATCTGTCAACGAATTTTGGATTTCTTTGGAGGACTTGTGGATTTCAATAGCGGCGGTAAGAAAGCCATAGAACGTTTAGTTGAAGCATATGGGTTCGGTACTCGTCAGGCTCTCTGTGATCATTTAGGTGTTTCTAAGAGCACCATGGCAACGCGCTATATGCGTGATATTTTTCCAGCAGATTGGGTAATCCAGTGCGCCCTTGAAACGGGCACCTCGCTTAATTGGCTAACAACAGGGCATGGTTCAAAGCAAGCATCAGCAAATACAAATACTATAGAAGTAGAAAAATATTTATTGTCTGATGGAGCATTGCAGAAAGACGGTTTTTATATTTTTGATAAGGAATTTCTACCCTCTACGTTTAAAAAACCTTTTGTCATCACAGATAACAATTCTGAATTTATTTGTGATAAAGAATTTGATGATATACGTGATGGTAAATGGGTAATAAGTATTGATGGCGAAATAACGATCCGTGACATTACTCGTTTACCCGGTGGAAGAATCTTCGTCGAGGGTGGAAACAGAGCCTTCGAATGCAAGATAGAAGACATTGAAATAATTGGTAAAATTATAAGTTTAACAGTCAAGTATGTTAAATAGTACCGGGAGGAAACTATGCTTGGTAAGGTATTTTTTGTGGTTTTGTCATGTTCTTTGTTATTAAACCCACTAACTACCTATGCTAGAAATTATCCCTGCTCAGGGAAAAAGGGAGGTGTTTCTCACTGTACCTCAGATGGCAAATTCGTTTGCAATGATGGAACTATTAGTAAATCCAAAAAAATCTGTACTAAAAACTCACGATAATTTTTGTTTTTATATCTGCGTCTAAAATAAAAATGAGCCGCAGGTTAACCGCAAAAGTTACATGCTCACATAGCAAAAAGAATAGCCAACTTCATTATGGCTTCAGTGAGATGTATGGTCGTAGGATTTCATACATTGACACTGGTTATACATACAGTAAAAATGCTCTCTACTGGAGGGCATTTTTTATGGCAGTACGAAAACTCACCACAGGGAAATGGCTTTGCGAATGTTACCCCGCCGGACGAAGTGGGCGTCGTGTGCGTAAACAATTCGCCACCAAAGGCGAAGCTCTGGCTTTTGAGCGTCACACGATGGAAGAAACCGAATCAAAGCCCTGGCTGGGCGAATCAGTGGATCGTCGAACCCTGAAAGACGTGGTTGAGCTATGGTTCAAACTACATGGTAAATCTCTGACTGCTGGACAGCATGTCTATGACAAATTGCTGCTGATGGTTGACGCTCTAGGCAATCCTCTTGCAACCGATCTCACCTCTAAAATGTTTGCCCACTATCGAGATAAACGCCTGACAGGCGAGATCTACTTCAGCGAGAAATGGAAGAAAGGAGCAAGCCCGGTCACCATTAACCTGGAGCAAAGCTATCTAAGTAGTGTTTTTAGCGAACTATCCCGTCTGGGCGAATGGTCGTATCCGAACCCACTGGAGAACATGCGAAAATTCACCATCGCAGAAAAAGAGATGGCATGGCTTACCCATGAGCAGATTGTTGAATTGCTGGCTGATTGCAAACGTCAGGACCCAATTCTGGCACTGGTAGTTAAGATATGCTTAAGCACAGGCGCACGCTGGCGTGAAGCCGTAAATCTTACCCGCTCACAGGTGACCAAATACCGAATTACCTTTGTCAGAACGAAGGGGAAGAAAAACAGAAGCATCCCTATCAGTAAAGAGCTTTACGAAGAGATCATGGCGCTTGATGGGTTCAATTTCTTCACAGACTGCTATTTTCAATTTTTATCCGTGATGGAAAAAACGTCTATCGTGCTCCCTCGCGGTCAACTCACACACGTTCTGCGCCATACGTTTGCGGCGCACTTCATGATGTCGGGTGGAAACATTCTGGCCTTACAAAAAATTCTCGGACACCACGATATAAAAATGACTATGCGTTACGCACATCTGGCACCGGATCATCTGGAAACGGCGCTCCGTTTCAATCCTCTGGCAACGCTGCCAAGTGGCGACAAAGTGGCGGCAGCGGTTGGCATTACCCCGTAATAACCACCACTGACCACCAACCTAACTTATTGTTTTTAATCTAACTTATTGTTTTCATTAACCCGTTTACATAAATGGGTTTTTTGTTGCGTGAAATTCCTGACAGCGCGGTATTTGAGTTTTACGAAGCCCCATCCCAGACTCCAGCCACACTTTGGTTCTATCAACGGGCTAACTGGATGTAAGGCAGCACACATGCCGACAACCTTGTCATGCAT